GTAATCCAAAAGACTCGGACGTATCTTCCAACCCAACATCCGAGTTAGAATAACCTGAACGAGTCGTTTGCGTTGCAGAGACGATCGGTACGTCAAACTCGACTGCAAGGCCACGTAACTCTTCAGCAATTGCTTTAATGTAGTTGTATGAATTGATTGCACCGCCCATTCCTTTCATTCTTGATGATGAACATATATTGAGATAATCTATAAAAATCATTTCTGGTTCGAAAGACTTCTTAAGCTTTAATTCATTGAGTAATGCTCTAAAGTGAGAAGAACTAGCTTGACCTGTTGGATATTCTTTAATAATCAACTTACCACTAGTTCTTGTAGATAACTTATAGACTCTATCAGCAAACATTTCTTTTGATAGATTAGGTAATTGATCAATAGGACAATCAAGTAAGTTAGCATCTATTCTTTCCGCAATACGTTCTTCAGCCATTTCCATAGTAATGTAAAGAACGTTACGACCTTGTGCTAAGTTTGCAGCTGCACAATGGCACATAAACAAAGACTTACCAACACCTGTACCGGCAAGACATATGTTTAGTGTCTTGTTAGGAAGACCACCTTTAGTTATAAGATTAAAATATTCTAAATCAAAAGGAATACGTTCTTCATCTCTATGATAAAACTCATATCGATCATTTGCATTTTCTATATAGTCATGGCCTACGTTTGTATCGAAAGAAACTCCAAGAGCTTTAGTTAATATTTCAGGTAGTGCGTTCTTAGTTAGTTTAGTATGTTTACCATCAATGATTGAGATTGACTCCATAACTGCATTATATAGCGCTCTGTCTTGACACCACTTTTCAGTACTGTCATAGAGCCAATTGTCATCAGCCTTTTCTTCTTCGAAGAGGTTAGGAATAATTTCGACTGCATGTCTGTATTGCTCTTCGTTAAAAGAATCAGCATTATCAATCTCAATCTTGAAGGCTTCAGCCGTCGGAAGTTTATTATACTTTCCAACAAACTTACCCGCTTCTTTGAAAAGAATTTTATATATTCCCTCAAAGTAATCTGGTTTTACGAACGGCAGAACCTTTCGCATATATTTCTCATTCGTGAGAATATTCTTTAGAACTACTTGTTCTATACTTGTATTCATTTATCCTCGCTCGGTGTTACTAAAATTTCGTTTCCTATTATTGAACTTTCAAGTATTGCTACTAAAACATTTCCTGCTGCTTGTTGAAGACCTGCGTCTTTATCAGTTAACATTTCATCTGCGCTATAATGTATATTAAAATCAAATTTAAGAGTAGCGTCATCACTTTCACTGTTTTCAAAAGCAGTCACTTTCCCAAATGATATTACAGTTTCAGGATACGGTCCAGTTAGAAATCTTATTCTCCAAGAATCCTTTTCTTCATTAACCGCTATAAATTCATAATCTACATTTTCTTTAAGCAGAGATGTCATCAGCTATCTCTTCCATTTCAACTGGAGCGGTATGACCTATTGAGTATTGTTTCTTTATAAACTCTTTAAAATCAGTATCAGCAAATATTGGAGACCAAAAGCTTTCTTCTAAAGTTCCAGCTTCTCTTACTTTATTCTCTTCTCCTTTTCTTTGATACCAGCCATTAGAAGGTTTAATGACGTGACCACCCGCAAGAGCAACATCGAGTAATCCAGAAAATTTAGAAACACCACCTTCCCATGTAACTGAGATTGGGATCTTTGATTTTTCTTTCACGAACCTAGATTTTTCAACATTGATAATAAAGTGATAACCTTTGATTTCGGTTCCTTTCTTATCTTGTTGACGACCTATGATCCATATATTGTCTGCTGAATAGTATATTCCTGTACCACCTGATACTACAGCTTTTGGAAATAATCCAATCTCTTGATAAGTATGATTTACGGCAAGAAGTGGAATATCTTTCATAGCGAGATATGGTGTAGTCATACGAAATAAACCTTTAAGAGCTTTTGCTCTAGACATATCGGCTACTGATTTTTCATTTATAGCATCTTCCATCTCTTTTTTAGACGCAAGATTACCAACTGAATCAATTACAACTATTACTTTATCATTTCTATCAAGAGCTTCAAGTTGACCAATCATATCAAACTTGAGTTCTTCTACATTTGTAATCGGTGTATGTAGAACTCTTGAAGTATCAATTTCAAATTGTTCAAAGTATGATTGCGGTGAACCAAACTCTGAATCATAGAATAACATTACAGCTTCTTTGTGTTTCTTAAGAAAAGCTGAAGCTATCATTAACGCGAATGATGTTTTAAAATGTTTTGATGGACCTGCTAATACAGTAAGTCCTGGTGCTAAGCCACCTTCTACAGAACCAGATAAAGCAACATTTAACATCGGAACGTCGGTTGTTACCATATCCTTATCTTTGAAAAATTTAGACTCTGAAAGAACTTCGGTATGACTTAGCTTTGAGTTCTTCTTGAGTTTATCCATTATCGACATGCAGTTCTCCTATTTTGGCATATATTATATTATACACTATTTTTACTAAAAAGTAAACTAAAAAAATGATTCCAATGTTGATGGTTCTGGTTCAGACCAGAAGTTTCTTGTCTTATTACATTGTACTGAGAAATCTGATTTAACAAGTTTACTTTTTCCTCCTAAGAATTTCTTTACGTTTTTTGCCATATCCATAGCAGTCGTAACTGGTACGTTTTGGCATATATGATTTAGGTTCTTAATTCCACCTTGTAGTTGGAAATCTTTTGGTAGTTTCATAATTTCTAAACACTCTCTTACGTTTAAAAATCTATCAACATCTGGATGAGTTAAACTATTCGGTAGGTGACCGACAAATGCCCCTATACGATCTTTTCCTACTTCAACAGTTCTTCTCATAACGTTGCCACCAGATTTAACTTTATCGGCCATTCTTTTTGCTTTTTTAGATTGACTGTCATAACCATTCTTTTTACACCATTCAGAAAGCTCATAGTAATTACTACCATGATCTTCGATCCAATGTAAAGGATTGGCAGATCTTTCAATCTTATTAAAGAATTCTGTATGACTTATGCCACCTTCCATTTCCTCTAATACATACTTATAAAAAGGATTCTCTGAAGGAACATCGTTGTTAGTCATTAATTCAGTCATAGGATCTGGTTCATTAGTAGCAGCTCCTCTTATAGTATCTTCGATCTTTTCATGGGGTCTGTCGTAGTAATCAAAGATAGGAACCTCATTACCTTTCCAAAAGAAATAAAAAGCCCTGTCTCTAACTTGACTTAACCCATGTAGTATTGATTTAGTTTTATATAGACTTACAGTATAACCAAACTCTTTGGCCATCTTTCTCATTTCTTTTACGATAGGTTCTCCCATCTTACTTGCGAGTCTAGGTGCGTTTTCACCCCAGAAGACTTGAGGTTGAACATTCTCGAGCACGTATCGAGCAGCACGAAGCATCCAATCATTAGCAGGATTATCACTACCACTGGTAAAAGAAAGCGAAGACAAACCAGCACAAGGGCAAACAGTATTGACAACATCCACACTACGAGGTACACTACCACCCATATCAAGCTTAATATAAGGCACAGTCCTATTATAGTACTCAACAAGTTGGTTATCATTTGCTTCGAAATCCGTATAAGACAGAATGTACTCTGGTTTTTCTCCAAAGACATTTTGCATGGCTATGGTTTCTCCTCCAATAAGAGGGATTATTGATGCATGGGTCATTTTCCAATTTTTTCTTTTAGATATTTCGTTACGTCAATCTTAGCTTTAGACCAACCAGCTACGTTTAATCGATTTATGTTTGCTGTATTGTCTTGAGCTTCGCACTCGTCACCTTGTTGTACTGGTAAATCATATCCACATATCTCATTTGCTAGATAAGATACTTCATATCCTAGACCTGTTCCAACATCGTAAGCAGGATCCCAAGTACTCGGATCTTTACTCATTAATAATAACATTACATCTACTACGTCATCAACATGTACAAAATCTCTAATATGGTTCGTGGCATATTTAGCTGTGTTATTAACTAACCGGCCTATTAACATTGTGTCTCTTGCGCCTTCACCAAATACGGTAGTAAATCTTAAACCACATTGGTTTTCCTTTGCTGTTTCTTCGTTTACTTTCTTACTCATACCGTAAGGTGACAGATGCCAGTCATGTATACAAGATGAAGATGCGTATAAAAGAGGAATATTATTATCAGCACATGCTTTTTGAATTATTGTTGTAGTTACAACATTATTTTCCCAATATCCTTTTGGATCATTTATTGATGCCCTTACATCTGCCCATGCTGCTAAATGAATTGCAAATTCGGCATCTCCAACTTCAAAGTATAAAGCTTCTTGCCCACTGTTTCGATCTAATCCTACTACTGTATGACCTTCTTTTTCTAGTCTTTCGCATAAATGTTTTCCAATGAATCCTTCTGATCCTGTAACGATTACTTTCATTTGTCCTCCAAGTATTTTGTTGCTGTTTGTAGAGCTGAGTTGATAGCCTGATGCATATCCAAATAAGCGTACATTCCACATCTTCCTATAAACGTCATTTTTGGTCCAACCATTTTTTTATATTCTTCGTAAGTCTTTCGATTAACACCTTCAACATCTTTAACTGGATAATATCTTTCCATATTATTATCTCTGTAGTCGCATGGTGTTTCATATGTCAAAGATGTCCAGTTTGGATTATCTCCATGAAAAGGAATACGCTTCCATTCTGTAACTCTTGTACAAGGACCGTCATGAGTAAAGTTTACAGTTGTTGTAGGAAGTATATATGGCGTAGGTAAGTCGACGTGATTAAATTTTATTGATCTATAAGGTAACTCACCGTGCTTAT